AGATACCGCCGCAGCCTTTTCGCTTTTCTTGGCTGTGGCCAGACAGGTCACCACCACGCCGGCCAGAGACAGCCCGCCTGTAATCAGGGCAACGATAATTGCTTCGCTCATCCTTGCCCCTCCTTACGCCAAGCCCAGCAGCTTTTGCCAGGTCAGGCAACGGGCAGTGATCTCACCGTCTACCTCGCAGCCGTTATCCTGCTGGAAGTGGGCCACAGCGGAAGTAAACTTCGGTCCGGCAATGCCGTCCGCATCACCCACTTCCTGATAGCCCAGATAGAACAGCCGTTCCTGGACAGGCTTCACAGCGGGATGGGTGGCGTTAATGTGGGCGGAAAGGGTTACGGTCTTGCTGAGTGTTTCCGGCCCTGCAATACCGTCTACGCCTGCGCCGCAGGCTTTCTGGATATCCCGGACAAACTCCTCCAGCGGATAGGTGTCCGTCACGAACTCCCCACCGCCGTTGTAGAAGATGCAGTTTCCGTTCCAGTCGTATACGGAGTATCCTTCCGGGCAGTTTGCCTTGGCGTTCTCCAGAACTTTGTACGCCCCCACCTGACTGCTGGCATCCTCCCAGCTCTTGCGGACACGGTACCAGTGTTCTGGCTCATCCGCAGGCTTGTCCTCCGGCTTCTTCATGCCAAAGTGGTCGGCGAGGATCTTCGCCTCCGCTTCTGCCAGTGCCTTCAGATTGCTGTCCTCCATCAGCCACCGGGTACTTCTTGTATTGGTGTGGAAGCTGTGCTCCAGGATCAGACCGGGCACACCCACGGACACGGCGCCGTAAATGACACTGTAATAGTCCCAGTTGCCGCTTCCCTTTCTGGTCTCGGCTCTGCCCTCCTGCCGGGTGCCCATGACAGATGCGATGCACTTTGCCAGCTTCCAGCCGATCTCCGTACCGGAGCCGTTCAGAGGGATGTAAACCACCGGGTAGTCCACCTCCTCGTTGGCGCCGCTGCCAACGGCGTTGGAGTGAAGCGACAGCAGAAGATCGTAGCCGTCTCCCAGCCTACCCCGTTCTACCAGACCCAGATCCGTATCCTTGTCCGCTCTTGTGGTGCCGACCTCAAAGCCGTACTTCTCCAGCTCTGCCTTCAGTAGCAGGTGCAGCTTCCAGTTCATATCCGATTCATAGTACCCAGCCACCACCGGGCTGGGATTGTACTTTCCGTAATGCCCGGCATCCAGACAAATTTTCTTAGTCACGATTTGTTCCTCCTCTTATTCGGTGTAAACTTCCCACCCGATGGGGTAGGTGTCTGGTGCATATACATTACCGTCTATCAGGGAGCGGTACAGGCTTCCGTTGTAGCTCACCATATCACCGGCATTGTAGGCGTCGTGGGCACCGGTGGGCTGGCTCCAGACAGGGTATCCGCTGTCATCCAGACCAATTGCGGTGTAAAGTGCTGGCGTAGCATTCGGCATCCAGTCTGCCTGAGAGGTGTGCGCCTGCGCGACCCTGTAAAGCTGCGGATCGCCAACGCCATTCTCGCCATAGGTAACTAAGTCACCAACGGCATAGGCCTTGCTGGCCACCCAAGGGTCATAGATTGCCGCAACCTCCATTGCTTGCTCGTCCGTCAAACCGGCAGAGACCATCTGCAACGCCCGTCTTAACTGTTCGGCCGCTTGTAATCTGTTCATTTCGCCACCCCCAAAAGTGTATTGATAACATCATCCGCGGTTGATTCTTTATTAACCACAAAACCCATTTTTTCTGCTTCCTCTTCCGTGATATCGATAACGGAATACTCGCCGTTTTCGGCTTCTTTCGCTGCAATCTCTTCGCCCTTTTCGCTCCAAGGGAAAGATTTTACGCAGCCATGAAACACATATTTAATAATCCGCATATTCAACAAGCCTCCTTAATAAGTTTCCTTTTTGATGAATTTTACAGTAATATATGTGTCGCCTTCCATAGTGTTAGCAAAGTTGTTATCTTTGTGAGAAAAATTCAATGTTAGACCGTTTGCAGACCACATTGCCTTTATACTGCTAAAAGCACTCCAAAGAGGATATTCGCCCGCTTTGTCTGTCCAATTGCCTTCTGGATATCCGACATATGTGGCATCGTACATACTGCCGTCACAGCTTATAATCGTCCATTCATTATGGCAAGCTTCATATTCCGGGTCTCCAACGATTCCGGCAGATAATGTCACCTGAGTATCCCCGTGTACCGCCATTCCGCAAGCGATATTAACAGCATAAACCGGGTACCCTTTGAATCTTTCCGTTGTGCGGTAAATCACGCCTCCAAGATAAGGGGGATTCTCCCACTCCAGCGGCTGCCATGCTCCGCCATACAGCGCCTTGCTGCACAAACAGATTCCCGCAGGGTAGCAGGCGGCAAACCTCGCCACCCCGTGGTTGCCGTCCGCCCGGTACACCTGGCCAATGGCAGGCTTTCCGTTAAACAGTTTTGCGTCCACTACCTTTTCCAGACAGATATCATCAAGGTACATAGCGCCCTGAGAACCGCCAGGCCATGCGATACCAAAAGTGAGGGACAAACTGCCGTGGCTCTTATCGACAGTAAACTCATACTCGGTGGTAACCCATTCGCCGTCAATAAGTGCGATGGGGACGACAGACCATGTTGCCGCGGCTTTCGCCTCCAGCTGCGCGTTAAAGTCGCAGCCTTCACCCTTGCACCGCACAGAGACCCGATATGTTCCGCCATCCACCAGAGAACTGTAAACATCGGGAGAAACCGCATAGATCATCTGCAGTCTGCCGGTATCTCTCGGTGTCAGCTTCATGCATACATTGCCGTTTTCCTCCATGTACGGCTGAACGGTAACACTGCCGCTGCTGGCCCAAGCTGTCCAGTTGGCGGACATTTTGGCACCGTTCCAGTATGTAACGCCCTCACCGGATACCGTGGGGATCTGGGTGATCACCGTATCCTCACCCACAATATCGGAGAAATCCTCATCCACATATTTTTTGGGCAGCACCTCAAAGGACATCACGCTGCCGTCTGCCATCTGCCCCAGAAGACCGGTAAGCGCTGCTTCCAGTTCTGCTTCATCCGAAGCATACAGCTTTTCCGCCTCCAGAGCCTTCTGGATCTGACTGTCAACAGAGGTGTTTCCAACCAGACCATGCAAGGCTTTCAGGCTAACTCCCGGCTGCCCGTTGCAGCCGTAAGCGATCACATCCCCATCAAACCGGACATTTCCGTCCCAGTCCATTTGGGCCGCATTTGACCTGCCGCCCTCACCACCATTACCAATGACCCATGGGCCGCTGACAGGCGTGTTATACCTGCCGCCTGCGTGCTGGGCTTCATCTGTGGCAAGATTGCCAATACCCTCTACATGAGAACCCCTGCATCTTGCCTCGCCATAAAGGCCCTCCGCATGGGCACCATATTCCAATGCCTTTGTAAGACGGCCTTCTGTATGGGTGTAGTCTCCCAAAGACTGGTTTCCCATTCCCTCAGAATGGGCGCAGTAATGAGCGGTATTTTCACGGCCCTCGGTGTGGCCGTAATTACCAATCGTCTTATTCTTATACCCCTCTGCGTGACCAGCTTTTCCGGTGGCAATGTTGGCAAAACCCTCCACATGAATGCCCACATTCGCAGGCAGCACCTCGCCGAAGTTCTTTCCAACCACATAGATGTAGTTTTCGGCAGGGTCTGCGTCCAATTCCATATTTAAGCTGCCATCTGCTACTATTGTCAAAACAGAACCTTCCGCAGATGTAGTTAACTCGTAAATGTACACCTTGCCATAGTGGTGCTGTTTCGCATCCCACTGAACATAGTCGCCGGTAGAATATACCTCAGACGCCTTATCTTCAAGGTTTGCATCATCAATCAGAATATTGTACAGAAAATCATTGTCGTAGTTGGTAACGAGAGTAATGTTTAATACATGAAAGCCCTTCGCACCGGCAACGTTGTCCTTGCCCTCTGTATGAGATGCAATGCCAATAGCTTGGTTGTTTATACCTTCTATATGGGATGCTTCGCCTTCACCGTACGCCTCATTGATCGCAGCCACGAGATCTTCCTTTTTTGTTGTCCTTAGCAAGGACAGATTGCCTACCTCGCCCAAAAGCCTCTGCCAAACAGGTAACGTAGGGTCTATGCCAGGATCTCCATCAGGGCTTGCACCAACCTGAATGCTACACACGTTCGCCCATATTGTAGGAATCACAACGGTGCCGCTCTCATCAACACCGTAGACACCAATGCTCAGCCACACACCGGGCTTCTTCAGAACTTCCCACGGAACAGTGGTTTCATCCTCTAGGCTCTCCCTAATCTTCTGGACACACCCCGCCCTGAACACAGCGGTCTTGCTTAGGCCATTCCATTGGTTGTCGAATGTGAATTTCACTGGCAGGCCTACGGTCCCGGAAGTAATACGAATTGGTTTCTCAGTTACCCTCGCAATGTTTCCGGTCACGTCGATCTTAATATTTTCCATCTAGATGCCTCCTAAAATGTTGTAATCATTCCTGTGCTATTCATTTACACGTCCACACTCTTTGTAAAAGACCCCGTCCCTGCGTTGGTGTAGAATGCACCCTCCACTGTATCGTACAGACCGATTGCGTTGTCACTCTTGCGGTAGCAAGGCACAAAGCTGCGGATTGGTGTGCCGTCTGCGGCGCTCATTGTGAATCCCCAACAAGTTACCGCGCAGGAAATTCTGGAAATACCGCGGCAATTAAACAGATAAATACTCTCGCTCGGCATGGGTTTGCTTTCAAAGTTGCTGATAGCGGTTGTCGGCGTTGTTACGGTCCCGTCTCTCTCAAACGTCAGGCTCATACCAGCAGGATTTTCGGATGTAGCAAATACTCTGGCAATACATCGATTTCGGATGTTATACCAGTTATATGTAGTCGTACTGGAAGTGCTGCCAGCAATCAACCTGAGATTGCCTTGGGTGAAATGGGCGCCAAAGTTTCCGCTTCTGCCTTCCCCGGAAAGACAGCCAAACAGATAGTCCGTATTATCGCTGCCAGCCGGTTCAGCGCAAAAATCTAATTCGTAGTAAATACCATCGGTATAGTCACTGGGAATTACGCCGGTATCAACACGTTGATTACCGTCTGTCGCAATATACTCTACCTGTTGATATTCGGCAGGCAGCAAGGAAATATCCGGTTCTTCGGGAATCCCAGGTGCTACGTCACTCAGTATCGCAGTTACGGTACTGCCGTCCGAAAGGGTAAAAATCCATGTCCCACCCAAGACACCGGCTACAGCCTCGTCTACGATCTCTTTCTTGTCGGCATCCGTCCAGTAGTCCACGCCCTTGACAGGCGTGCGGCCGTCGTCTCCTTTTGGCCCCTTTACATTGCCGATTAAATGCTTGGCCATAATCCGCCCCCCCTTGATTTTGCAGTATTCGTTTCTTCCCTTCTATCGTGTAAAGGATAGCAAAAGGCGACTCCGGGATTCTATCCCAGAGCCGCCCATGTTTAATTCTTACCAGGGTACGTCCCAGATCTTATCCTCGGGTAGGTCCGCTGCCAGATACAATGCGTCCTTCTGCTGCCCAGTCAGAGGTAGAGCGTGGATGACTTCAATGATTTGATCTCTCTTGGACACCTCAACATCGCCCCACTCGTCCTTGATATCGGACAGGTCCTTTGTACCATTGACAAACTGCTTATACACATCCAGGGAAATGGCGGCAGGCTCTGCAAATTCCAGATACTTCAAAACCTTGGACTCGCTGAGATCACTGTTGGGATTTTCTTTGCAGAAGTCCCAGTAGGTCACTCTGTCCTTTGCATCCTCATCGTCCATATCCGCGTAATCCACAAGAATATTCTCTGCTGTAGCCTTATCCAGGGCGCCATAGGAATATGCTTCCTCGATACTAGACTTGACGTCGGACACAAACGCCTTTTCTGCTTCAGCTTGAGTCTTACCGTTGGCAACATAGGTCGAGATGATGTCCCCTCGCACAGTGTTGGCTGTACTAGCATCACCTGCGGACACAGCCTCAACAAAATCATAGGCTTCATAATTGCCTGTCACCTTGTCCGGCTCCAGTTTGTTGCGGATGGCGTTCAATTCGCTGTTGATGGCATCGATGATCAAGTTGGGGGCGAACTTGCCCTCTTTCTTAATCTCCTGGTAAATGCGGTTGCGCTCTGCACTATTGCCCTCATATCCAGCTTGTGCCGCCGCATGGATGCGAGAGTCATTCTCCCTCAGTGCCTTACGAACTGCGCTCTGGTAGGCATCCTCGGTCTTGTAGGTGCTCTTGAGTCGATCCAGATAAGCCTTGTCACCGCTGATGATGGCCGTGTACAACTTGTCGGTCTTCGCCTGATCCTTGGTCCCCGCATAGACAGGAATCGTGTCCTTGACAGCAGCACCGACCTTGTCCCAGAAGCTATTCCATGTGGTGCTTCTCTCACCCGAGAGATCCTCGCCGATGGTCTTAATGCCATTGATGATAGCCACCCCATCCCTGCGGACATTCTTGACCGGCACACCAAACGCAGAGAATCCTGCGTCCAGAATACTCATAAAGACCTCGTTCACCTGCTTGTTGTGTTCCGCAAGCTTATCGTCATCCATATCGGAGGTATCCTTACCAAGCAGGCTGACCGCCTTCTTAAGGGCATCACGAACATCAGCAAAGACAGCCATATCCGTTCTCTCCACATCGTACCCCTGGAACAGGGAGTAGATGTCCTTGAGGAAGGGGTAGTAGCTCATCGGGTTGATGTCGTCGATCATGCCGGAGGTAAAGCTCTGGAAGTATTTCTCGATGAAGGTCTCGTCCTCATCATCATCTCTCATGGCATACACGATGGAAGCCAGAGCATTGTTCAAGACGATGGACACCGCCACAGCGCCGAAGGTTCTCGCCAGATACTTCTTATCTCCTCTACGAATCGCATCCTCGATGAGGTTGATTGTAGTGGTAGGCTCTGCCATAAATGCCGTAGCCATTGCCATAAAGTTACCCTTGGAGCGCATATTCGCAGATCGTGCCAACACAGAGTCATAGACCTGAGTCTTTTCAATGGCCTCACTGAACCGATCTCCAGCCAGCTTAAGGAATTCCTCGGACTTAATATCCATCTTCGGATTCTTTGCCTTCGTCTCTCGCTTTACAGCCTCCCAGATGGAACACCATGTGATTTCATCAGCCTTGGCAGGCAGATAGCCCATGATATCTCCACGGTACTGCTTGTCCTTCTTGAGTCCCTTAATGCGCTCACCCTTGCCGTAGGTTTCAGCCATGATGTAAGACTTTGCGCTACCCTTCGTGCCTGTGTCGAAGCCACCCATTTCCTTAATGATAGCAACAGGTGCGTACTTCTTCATCTCGTCTACAGTAGAGAGCTGAGTATCACTGTTGACCTTTGCACCAGCGAAGTATTTCGGATCTATGACTGCATAGGCTCTGCCGATGGAGGAGAACTGCTGAACCACCACGGAGCCAGACAACATGACCGCAGCCTTCTTAAAGTTGCTGATGAACGTCTTCCATGGCGTCTCTCTCGGATCTACTGTAGCACCGGCATTCAGCTCACGATAGAGCTGGTCAATGTAGTTGGTTGCCGCCTTGCCGTAAGCATCCTGAATGGTCTGGTACACAGATGCGCTTTCCATCTTCTCGTCATGAACCGTGGAGTAGTTGTACACCTTGCGGAAATCTTCCATAGGAAGAACCATAGAGTGGTACATACTCATCTCATTACAATGCTCTGCCCATACATCCATAAAGCCGGACAGGATGATGGGGTTCTTAGCTTGTGGCTTGACCGCATGGGTAAACCCGGAGTTGACCAGGTTGATTTGACCCTGCTGCTTCTTCATCTCGGCTTCCTTGGCTCTTTCCATGTAGGCACCAGAGGAGCGAAGTGGGAAGTAGAACTTCTCCTTGAACATCTGGATTCCGTACAACTGCATGGACACCTCATTGCCCTTTGCACCCATAACATCGGAGAGATACTTCTGCATCTCGTCCACATAAGCCTTCTGCTCTGCGGTAAGGGAGTTGATGATACCATTCAGTGTAGCCTCGTTCAGTTTGTAGGAGGCAGCACCCTTGTGGATGTATGTCCTCTTGATGCCCAGTTTGCCGTCAACCACAACAGTGGAATTATCCTCAAAGACAAAGCCGCCGCTCAGCAGGTGGCTGTAGGCTTGCTCTCTCTTGGAGAATGCATACAGACTCATGATCTGCTGGAGGTTGAGGCTGAACTTCTTGCCAGTCGAGGACTCAAACTCATAGAGTTTCTCTGCGTCCCACTCTCTCGGATGGTACTTTTCGTCCATGTTCAGTTTGAACTGTTTAGCCTCATCGATATCCACAGCAAAGTTGTACTGCCCCTTAAAGAGGCCCTTCATCAGCTTGCCGAATGTCTCCGATCCAATGCGGTTGGCTACCCATACAGGCTTCATGTTGTTCCAATCGAACTGGCTGATCTCATCACCAATCTTCGTGCCAAGCAGATGCACTCCGCCTGCCTTGAGGACTTCCTCGATGACGGCATTGCCCAGCTGCTCACGGCTCTGCTTCAGTTCCTCATTGAACATCTGGTTCGCCTTACGCACCGTGGTAAGAACCATTTGGTACGCTGCATACACGGACTCTAGCTGATTCTTGGTCATGTCACTCACGATGGTGCCGCCAACCTCGCTCTGGAGGTTCTTGAGGAAGTTATGCACAGGCTCACTGTATGCACCCTGCACATAGCTCAGTTCGGACTCCTCCAAGCCTGCATAGGCATCAGCCAATTCCCCAAGGATACCGGATACCGTGGTGTTGTTGAGTCTCTTGCGCTCACGAGCGAAGACTTCCTTCAGCTTGCTCATCTTGGTTCTGAGCCTGTTCTCGGCCTCCTGACGAGCCTGCCAGTTCTCATAACCATCGGTAGGCATCTTGTCAAGGTCTTTGAGCATCTTAGCACAGGACTCAACCAGTGCCTCCTCAGAGTCACTCAGGTCTACACCCAGGCCATTACGGAGCATATCATAGCTTCCGTAGTTGTCGGTGAAGAGAATTTCAGCAGCCTGCAACGCCTTGGTGACAACAGGCTGAAGGTCTTCCTTGACATTCCTTTGCTTGTTGCCCCGGTTGAGGATCTTGTCCAGGTCACGGATGGCCTTGCGGATCTTGTGCCGAAGCTCGGTCTGCTCCGCTCTGTCCTTCTTGTTCTGGATGAGTTCCTTCACATGGTCCTTGGTTTTCTGTGCTTCCTTCTTCCGCTCTCGCTCGATAACCTTACGGAGAGGCTCAGAGGCTTCCAGAGAGAGGAGTTTCTTATCGTTGCGGTTGATATTCTCCGCAACCTTCTTCGCCTCCGTTTGGAGCTGCTTGAGCTTCTGAGTGTCGCGCTGGCCCTCTGTGCCAAATGTGAGCTTCCGGATCTCGGCATTCAGCTTTGACAACTTCTCCTCGTACTCGTTCAGAATACGGATACGCCCCTTGTACTGCTGGATCAGCTCATACTCCGGGCTGCTCTTGGTGATGCCCTCAAAGGCGTTTGCCAGCAGGGAACGGTTGGATGTACCGTCGCCACGGTCGGAGTTAGTTCCAGAATTTTGGCTGTTGACTTTCGATGTTGGCTGTGTTATCTTAGTTGCAGAAGGTGTTCCCTGCACTTTTGATGGCTGTGTAACAGCCAACGCAGGGGATGCCTTCTTTGTTTTGTTATCCGCAACCTTAATCGTGTATGTGTATCCGTGCTTAGAACCATACTGCTTCTTTACATTGATGTTGATATCAAATACCTTTCCATCAATCTGTACCGTCTTATAGAAGTAATCGAAGTAATCTGTGAAGCCGTCTTTCGCCTTGTGGTTTTTCTTATCCTTGGCGCTGTGGTCATATCTCGCATTTTCAACAAGATCGAAGATGTCTCCATCCGCACCGGCACGGATTATTGCCTTCTTGCCGTCTTTCGACATTCCCTTTTCGCCATACAAGACTTTGCCGGCGCTGTTCGGATCAAACTGAGCATAATAGATATGGCCATTCCTTTTGAACCTTGCTGTTCTACCAACGAAATTGGCGGACAGCATTTTCTCGTATTGGCTCACTCTGTCCGCCCATGTGAGATTCATAGTAGCTTTGCTCGTCTCATATACCTCAATGCCATCCTTGTTGACACCACGGTAGGAATAGCGGATGTCTGGATCAGTGGTAGGATTCTGGTTATCAACATTTTTAATCTGTTCAGGGTGAAACGCAATATAAGTGTCGATTGGTCTTGCATCGCCCCTAGGATTATCAATGACATTCTTCACAATGATTCCATCGTTACCATTTGCTCTAGCCTTGTCAAAATAATCCTGATAGACTTCGTAATAATACTTGCCGCCTGCATCCACGATAAGCGGATTGGTCAAGTTAAGATATACTTCTTTTACCTCTCCACCCTCAGTGTTGTAAGTTTCATCGTCAATGAGATCAGCTAATTTCTTCCCATCGTAGCGATAGTTCAAGAAAGCATTTTTGTCTTCCTCAGAATGTGTTTCTAGGAATCGTTTCTTGAGTGATTCACGGTCTGCATTGTACTTAGCAACTCTCTCATCTTTCGTTACATCGTAAGAATATCCGCTTGCTTTTTGGCGGTCAGATGTGAAGTAGTATGCTTCACCATAGTCTGTGCCAGTTTGAACATCCTTGCTGTACTGGAACACATTGAAACCACTGTTCTTGCTTCCGTGATACACTGGTAGCAGATTTCCGTTATCATCTCTTACCTTGCTATCCTTGAAGAACTCCTGCTGTTCCTTGGAAAGTTGGTTGCCATTGGAATCCCTGTCAGACTTCCTTACAGCAGATTCGCTCTTGACTTCTGCATCCGGTTGTGCTACTTTATTATTGGTGGTTGACGTGCCCGGCTTCCGGGCTGCTTCCACCATTTCTATTGGATAAATTTCATAAAGAACTTTTTCTCCGTCTACGGTGTTCGCAATCTTCAAAGTTGCCTCCCAAACGGAGTTGTTTTTTTCTTGGATGAACACTTTCCAAACATCCCAGGGGTTCTTCCCGTCATTATCCAACCAGTCGTGAGCGTGCACCGCTTTTTCTTGTCCCTCAAAGCGAGACGCAGCGATCAACTCATCGGCTAAAATGAGGGCTTCCTGCTTTACCGGACTGTTCAAAAACGAAGTAATGTGATTGTTGACCGGGATACTCTTACCCTTTGAATTCTTGTATCGACGGCTTCCTTCTGCGATTGAAATCTCAATAGAGGCTCCATTCTGGTCATAAGCGACCACCTTCTTGCCGCCTAGCTTTCTAAACAAGCCTATTACGGCAGCCTTGCGCTGGTCCTCCGGAATATTGGTCAGTTTATTAGAATCTAAGTAAACTCCTTTTCCGTAAGTTTTCCCACTTTCTCCAACCACCTCGCGAATAGACATTGCCACGCCACCGTCTTCGGCGGTGTTTTTTTGTCCCCTGTATGCCTGGAAGTTCTCACTAGCCTCCACAAGTGCCTCAGCAAAGGCCGTCTGGATTTTATCGAACATATCCTTCATCTCACGGATACCCTGTGCATCCCTCTGGTCAGGAGTCAGTTCCTCATAGACCTTCTTGAACTTGGCGATCATCTTGTCGAAGAACCGCTTAATGGTGTTGAACAGACCCTTGTCCTTGACCTTGATCTCCATGATTTTCTCATAGAAACTGCCATCGGTGAGCATGGTGGACAGGGCATCGCACACAACTTCCTCATGGGCCTCGGTATAGGAGACAGCCTTGCCACGCTTATCCTCAAGGAACTTCTGCTTCGCCAGAACGCGTTCATGCATAGACAGGTCTGTCTTATCGAACGCCTCGGCAATAAGGTCACCAAGGATCTTGAACTGCCTCTTGGACTGAGCCTTGACGAAATGGCCAAGTTCATGGCCCATAGTGAACAGTGTAGTACCCTGTCCGGCATCACCTGCGTTCAAGTCGATGTGGATACTACCATCAGCATCCTTGTACATACCATTGGGAGCTTCCACCTCGTTGCCGTTGGCATCCTTGTAGACACGAACACCATCCTTCACATATGACTCGTAGAAGTAGTATTTACCACCGATGCCCAGCTTGGAGAGGAACTTTGCGGTGTTGACAGCAGCCATTCTCTTATCGTCATACTTGCCGGTATGCTCATCGAACTTGACTGTTTTGCCTCCGTCTTCAAAGTAGACCTCCACATCATCGGACTCGATTTGTGCCTTCTGCTGTGCGGTCTTTTGCTCCGCAGTCATCTTTGCCTCCGCAGCTGTACGCATCTTCTTGTAGACGGTTTCCTCGGACTTGACACCGATCTTTCTTGCAGATTGCCCCAGCATATAGGCACTCTTTGCCTGTATATCGGTCAGTTTTCCAGTGAAGTTGCCCGCCTTCAGATCCGCTTCAGAGTAGTTGTAGTAGCCGTAAGTGAATGCCTCATCAACACCGTTAAGATACTCGCCTACGGTCTGCCCGGAAGCAGGGTTATAGTCCCGGATGATTACCTGAGCATCACCGGGAGTAATGTTCTCGATCTTCTGCACAGCAGAGAAAAGGTATGCCTGACTGTCATCGGCAAAATTGATATCGCTTGCCCGCACCTCTTTGCCATCTACTTTGATGACCATATCCGTTACCTTGCCGGTCTTCTCGTCTTTGACGAAGTCTACAACCTCCAGCTTACTCAGGTCGATTGCCTCGTTGGTATCATGGACAGTAGCCTGTCCACTCTCGGAAGTGGTGTAGATATTATCCACACGGTCCTCTAGAGACTTGTACACCGTGTCAAAATCCTTTGTGCCATTGACTTCCTGCCGCATTTCCTTGGCAACCTGCGCACCGTACTGGCTTCTGGCAAGGGTGCTGATCTCGGAGCGAGTCATCTCCTGCCCGGTGGCTCGTTTTGCTACAAGCTCAGCGATCTTGCTGACATTCTGGGACTCACCCAGTTCGGTCAGCCGCTTCTCAGCGGTTGTTTTTGTTTCTGCGAGAATCTCTGCTGTGATTTGCTTCTGGTTCTCGGACACCAGCTGACGGATCTCGTAGCCGGACAGTTTCTTGCCCCTGTTGGTTTTTCTTTCGGCAATCTGCGCAAGCCGGTGGCTTTCGCTGTCTGTTGGGCTTTCCAGTCCAGATTCAATCAGAGCAGGAACTGCACCGTCCTCTCCATAGGTGCCGTAGGTTTTTACGGCATCGCGGTTGGATTTTAGAAAAGGCAACATCTGTACCGCTTGCGCTGTGGTGCCAGGTCCCTCCATAACGCCGGAGGTAACAGCGCCCAGCAGGAAGGAATAGATCGCATCCTCGGTTATTAGGTTGACCTCCTCATCCGTCTTAAGCGCGAGGTTTTTGAATACAGGAGTCAGGATCTCCTGAAGGTATTCTTCAGCACCCTCTTGCAGCATATTTGTGCCATATTTCACAGCAAGTCTGGCAAAGGCATTATCGAATTTGGATGCAAGGCTTGCGGCTGCCTTGCCGGATATCTTACTACCCAGTTTGCCGATACCACCCATCAGATACTGCAAACCGGTCTCAGATGCACCAACAAGGGTGGAGTATGCTCTTGCCTGTCCCTTATCATAGCCAAGGTTCAGTGCCTCCTGATAGGCGTTACCTGTGGCAGATGCGCCCATAAGCACATTACCAACAGCAGCACCTGCGGCAGGATTGATCGTACCGACCACCGTCGATGCGAGGATCGACGGTGCCATATTGGCAATCGTGGTGACACCATCGTAAGCCGCCTGCCCCAGAGATGCGCCACCCATCCAGTCAGGGAGCTTGAATCCAGTGTCCTTCAGGTCATCTCTAACCATGCCTGAGGTGTACTGAACAGCGGATGTGGGGATGTAATCATCACCGTTGAAAAGGTTTGCAATACCAGATCCAAATTGGTCAAGGCCCGCAACAAAACCGAAAGCAGTTTCCAGCACAGGATTGCCTTTCATTGGAGCAAAATAATCTTCGCCGGTGCGGTAGTTAAGAACTTCTATAATGCTGTCAAGATACTCCTCGGCAGCTTCATGACCATGTTTAGAGTGATAGTAATTGTAGATAGCCCTCTCGTCCTTGTTCATTCTGGAAATGGCGTCCAGTCTAGGCAGATCAAACGAGGAGACCATTGCAAACTGCTTGCCGCCAGCGATGTCTGCCACAGAGCCTTTTCCATTAGCGAAGTCATAGGCGATATCGCTATAAAACGGAAGCAGTGGAGTATTTCCACCATCCACATACTGGGAGTATTGAGCGAACTCCGGGTCATAAAACTCGGAGGTAGGATCAGCCACCCCTGCAAGCTTGGCACCCTCCTGGATTCGCTTAGCCACGTTCATGCGTGCATTCATCTGAGAGTAGGCTGTCTTGATTGCATTGAAGTCACCGCCATACTCGTTCATGAAGCGGTTGTACACTTCCAGTTTGTGTGCATCTGCCGGTTCTCTACCTGCCATGTAGTCATTGTACCAGACGTTGATCGTGAGAGCTTCGTCACCGAAATCAGCAAAATCCTCGATTTCCTTGGCATAGGCATCTATGTCGAGGTTTTTCTTCTCCTCATAGTCTACGGAAGAAGCATAGGAAGTCAGCCAGTCCTTTTCCTCGCCGTCCTCCATGCTGTCAAGGATACTGGAAAGCTCATCGGAGGTCATGCCGGTGTACTTCTTATTGTATCCATCGGCTCGCTGGTAATAATTATACGCGCCCTCAGCAGAACCGTATTTTTTTACCAGTTCCTCGTCGTTGAAACTGTTCCACCACTCATTGTCCTGGGTAGCAATTGTATGGATCTGATACTGAGTATCTTTCGCCCTGTTGATGGTCATACGAACTTCTTCCAAAATCTTTGGATCAAGATGCCCACCATATTGGTCAAGGTATGACAGAATGGAATTTGCCTCATTATTAAGGGCGTTCCTTCGCTCTGTTTCAGACTTCAGCCAGTCGGCAGAGTCGCCTACATAGGCATCCTCGTAGGTGTACTTTCTGCCTTCGCTCCGCTTCTGATACTCGGAGATATAGCTGTTGTGGTTTGTGAGCCAGTTGTTCAACTGTTCAGTTACACTCTTTCCAACAACTGCTGTGGGATTAACATAGTCTCTCCAACTGCTGGTTTTCTTGTCGCTTTTGTCTTCCTTGGCTTCCGTTCCACCAGAAGTATAGTCACGCCAACTTTTCTTTTCTGCCATTCATTATCCCTCCTTTTGCTATTTCTGATCCCACATATGGCGGCCACCGCCACCGCCACCGGTGGTAGTGGGATTTTGCGAAGGCTGTTTCAGGCCTATGAGGCCAAATGCCATTGCCCATTCGCCAATGAAGGCAGCGGCTTCGTCATTCGTAAGACCTTCTCTTTCCAATTTCGTTTGAAATGAATCAAGGTCGGCAGCTGTGGGGGTGATGCCATTATTAAGTGCATAATCCAAAATGAACTCCGCAGAGGACATGGGGTTATGCTCAGATATTTTCATCCGATTCCAAACACTTGTAAGGCCACTCCAGGTTTTTCCTGCCTTATTAGCTTCTTTGCTCCATTTCTGCTGTGTATCATAGTCCAGGTCGGAGTAGTCACTAGTGCCACCAGTCTTGCTATCAGAGTAGGCTTTCGCATAACCTTTTGCCTGCTCCCTGGTCATACCGGCAGAGGCAAGCTCGCTGTCTGTAGGCTCGTAGCCGGTAGCAGTGATCAGGTTAATGAGGTCGCTTTTTGCATTGGCTCTGTTGCTTTCTACCCGGTTCTTCTCGTTCTCGTCGGCAGTAAACTTCTCATTTCTGCCAGTGAGATACTCCTCCAAAGCGGTGTTATAGCCACGCTCCCAATCGTCATGTTCACGATCATAGAGAGTGTTATAGTTGTCCGTAAGGCGAGCATCCTCTCTGTACCAGTTATCCTGTTCAACCTGGTGTCTGTCGAAGGACTGATCGGAAAGGCCTTTGTAGCGGTCGTACATATTGAGCATTTCCTGACCCTCCTGCTGGTAACGGTCATATGCCATGCCGTACAACTCCGGCATAATATCGTTCAGCTGGCCCAGTTGCTGGTTGTATGCTTGCTGACCAACGGTCTGTGCATAGGAGTTACCATAGCCACCTGTCATGGCTGCAGCTTGCCCCATGGTGTCCATCATTGCCATCTGGCCCTGCTGGATATAGCTATCCTTGTACTGCTGATACAAAGCATCGGAATTGAAATCATAGGAGAACGGATCTCTGTTCTCGTACTGATTCAGAAATCCCATGTACTGGCTTTGATACGGATCTACCCATGCACCGGGTTTGTTTGCATTGTGTTGCTCCAGAGCTGCATAAGCCTGCTGGATAACAGGATCATCCATAGGATTAAAATCTGCATAACTAAAGTCACCATATGTGACGCCGCCAGGAGATGTGACAGGCTTTGCAGCAGGGGCTGTCCCTTTGTTGATGGTGGTAGCAGGCGTGACCGTATCAGCGCGGCCGCTGGTGTTGGAACCCGTATTGGCCGGCATAGAGATTTGCAGAGTCTGTCCTTCATAGATCTGGTCCGGGTTGGAGATATTGTTCTCCTTTGCGATATCCATGTAAGACACGCCGTACTTTCTACCGATAGCAGCCAAGGTGTCACCCTTCTGCACCGTATATTTATTCATTGTTGTTCCTCCACTTCGTAGTAAAGATTTCCGTCTTGGTCCAGAGTAAATGAGATCTTACCTGCCGCCTCTACGGCTATCGAGCTGACCTCTGCATCTGTGAAATAATCGACACCCTTTTCAGGGGTTTTTCCGTCTTGACCGTCCTGTCCGTCCTTACCATCGAACTCTCCGCTATCTTTTGCCTGTGCGAGAGTCTCACGGACTATCTGATCCACGTCTTCGTCCTTCACATACTCCGACTCCATCTTCTGGGAAAGCTGATCAAAGAGTGTTTCCACCTCTTGCAGCTCCTGTATAATCAGGGATCTCAGCTCATAGTAGGACATTTCCCCACCTTGCACCTCATAGGTGCCTGTGGACTTTTTGTCTGCAGACTGTGTTGACCCATCCCCGGAGCCGATGGTAGGTAGTGCGTAGTTGAGCTGTTCCACAAGCTGGTGCAGATAGCTCTTGATCTGAGTAATCTGTTCCTTCTCAGATTGGGCAGTGATATTCGGGTAGCGAATGTTTACGCTCATGAAACATCACTTCCTTGCTCAATGGTCTTGGTGATGGAGTAGATTCTGCCCTCTCCCTCACCCTCGATTCGAATGCGGAAGTGATCGCATCGTCTCGGACGAACAGGAACGGCAAAGCTGCGCAGACTTGTCGCTGTCATCTGGCATACCTGCTCCCAATCTCCCATGGAGTCGTACTGGATGCTGATCTCTACCTTTGCACCAACTTCCAGAGACATTCGCACCAGGAGTTTTGAGATGTACTTCATATCCGGCATGGACATACCAACAAGGCCGGTTTCCACCATCCACGGCACCCTCTTGATGTCCTTTGTTCCAGAGCCAAGCATGGTGATGATATGCTTTGTGTCATTGTCAATACCGTACATCTCGTTCATATACGAACAGAAGCAATCCACATGGAGGTTGTCCTCCTTGTGCCACATGCCCTTTGCCGTATCGTAAATGAACATATGGTATGTTCCGTCAGTGGTCTTCATATCGATGTAATACTTATTGCCATGCGCACCGGCAATCGCATCTCCATAGTGGATCTCTCCAAGAGCAGTGGACATTTCCACAGGCAGAGAACCGTCATAGGCACACACGGCGTTGCCGGACTTATAAAATACCGCCTCATTGACGATGGCAAGGCTTCTGTGGCTACCTCTTTGCACGCCACGGCAGGCAGTATCCTGAACCCGGAAGTTGGCAGGATAATCGCCATACACCTTGTGGATGCAGTTCTCCTTGAAGAACAGAGGGTAACCAAGGTAGGTAATTGCCCCTGTAAACTGACCGTCAGTACCGCAGGAGACTCTGTAGCTGTCCGTGGACAGATTCATGAAGCAGTTCCAATTCTTAAAATCACCCTGTTTGCA